TGCCGGATCAGCTGACGCTGACGGAATGAAACTAAAGATCGAGGCTAGAAGCGCAGGAGCAACAATCAGCCAACGCGAACTGAACACATCAGTCAGGCTCAACTACTGGTGGTGAAACAAAGTCTGTGCCGTTCCATGTGTAACCAATACCAATAACCAAATCATCATTCACAGTGCAATCAACCCACACGCCTTCAAGGTTTTCGTTTGCCCAAACATAATCGCCAACAATAATTTGTTGAACAACGTCATCTTTTAGTTGCGCTGCGTATTTGCTCATACTTTGAACCTCACATAACAGATACCATCGCCACCATTACCGCCGCTGTTGCTTCCTGAACCACCACCCGAGCCAGAGTTTGCTGCTGCTGCTGTTCCGCTATTAGAACCACTAGCACCAGCACCAGCCGAACTGTTTCCAGCAGCACCACCAGTTGTATTACCGTAACCACCACCGCCGCCACCTTTATATACGGCTGTGCCAGCACCAATGAAAGTGCTTACATCATCGCCAGCACCGCCAGCACCGCCAGCGTTTGATGTAACAGAAACGCCTACGGCTGATATTCCACCACCGCCTGGCCCATTAGCACGGTGAGTAAAGTTTGATGCGCCACCATTGAAACCAAAATTAGTTCCAACACAAGTAGCCCCAAACTCGGTTGTAAATGCGTCTCCACCGCCACCGCCACAACCACCAGAATTGGACTGTCCGTTTGTTTGTGTTGTTCTAAGTCCTGCACCACCACCAGCAGTAGAAACCAGTGCACCAACATTAGAACCTGTGCCTTGAGTACCATTGTTGTTGCCACCTGTACCACCAAGACCTTTGGCACCAATAGTTATGGTTTGGTTGGTAGACAAATAAACGGTTGTTTGTACTCTTGAACCTGCACCACCACCACCGGCGACAAAACTCATAGCACCTCCACCAGCACCTCCTCCACCGCCCGCAATCATCCAGATATCGAACAGCCCACTTTTCGTGACAGCCAGAGTTGATGAACTTGTGAAGGTCAATAGCGTGTAAGCAGTACCGGCAACCGTGATCGCCGTACTTGATGCAGCTGTACCAGAAGCTGCACCATAACCAGTTGACAAATCAACCCATGCTGAACCGTTGTACACCTGCAACGCTGTTGCAGTCGAGTACGCAACCATGCCGGCTGATGGGCTTGGGATTGCAGAAGCCCTTGCAGCTGTTCCTGCGAACACCATGACGGATTGATCCATCAAGTAATTCTGGACATCACTTGATGTGAGTACATCTCCAGGTGAGAAAGTTTTGCGTCCTGATCCAGCCATGATGCCCCTATTCTATACCGACACCCAAGAGGTGCCGTTGTACACGATGAAGTTGTATGCAGTGGAGTATGAAACCATTCCTGCTGATGGGCTAGGTATCGCTGTGTCACGTGTTGCTGTACCAGAGAACACCATAACCATTTGATCCATCAAATATCCTTGGACATCACTCGATGTGAGTACGTCTCCAGGTGAGAATGTTTTGCGTCCTAAGCCTGCCATAGTGTTCCCATTCTAGGTCAAACCGTAAAGGGTTGAATCCAACGGTGACGTGTCCAACACGAACGGCAAGACAAGTTGCACTTGCCCTAACCCAACGGTGACGGTGTGTCGTTGTGGGTTGATGCTGTGACGTATGGATTCGACCACCACATTCTGTGTGACCGTTGCAGGTGTACCGGTGGCGAACTGTTTGCTGACCGACAGAATGTCACCAATCTCCAACCCTGCCATCTGTGCTTGCTGTGCGGTAGTCAACGCATTCAACAACACATCCATCTCCGAGAACCTGACCACAGGTTCCTGAAACCGTGACAACAACGACAACGCCAACGCAGACCCAGCAGCATCAGTGGCCAACGGAACCCCAGTCAACGACAACGCCTTGATCCCATACTGTGTTTGCGACGCAGTACCAGAAGCAACACTCGAAGCCGTACCACCCTCAATCTGCACAGCCACACGATTCAACACCGTCTCAGCCCCATACTGATTCGCCAACGACAAAATCGGAATCCCAGCCGTACCACCAAACGAAGCCACAGCCGTACCAAACGACACAGCAATCCGAGCATCAAACTCAACCAACCCCGAACGATTCACAAACAAACGCCCACCCTCAGCAATAGCCACGTCTTGGAGTGCTGTAAGCACATTCGTTGCATCCTCATACGCAACCGTCCCACAGGTCGCAATCCCAGTCTCAATGTTTCGCAACGCAGTCGAGAACGCCACCTCTGGACGATCCAAGATTGCCGACACACGGGCAGAGGTCAGTTGTGATGAAGGGTTGAATGCGGTCAGCACAGTCTGACCGAGTTGACCGAGCGCATCAGTAGCGACAATCGTTGCTGTTGACAGATTCGGTTCGGCATAATCAATGTTCAAGTCGTAGATGAAACCTGAGAACATTGAAGTCGTACCGGCTGTACCGCCGTACACCTCAAACTTTCGACGTGGAGCAATACCCACAGTTCCACCCGAATACCATTCTGACGCTGTGTTCAGTGGATCAAAGTATCGTGCAGCTGCACGATCATCAGCAACAATGGTGCAGTTAGATGACGGGAAGTTATCAAGTTGAGTTGTACGACCACGATTGATATTTATGTTTGTCACATACTCGGTGATGTCAACAAAGTCTGTTGACCCATCCAACACATCAGTACCATCCAACAGGCTTGAATCCAATGTGAATGCATCAGCCAAGAACCCAACATCCAACAACACCTTGTATGTTGAACCCCACTTCGCAGCCTTAGCCATTAGAAGAACGCAGTCAAATCGCCACCATTGAGACGCGCACGACGAGTCATCAAATCACTAATCTGCTCAGCAATCTCATCTGGTGAAGAAATAAGACCAGCGTTCACATTCACCACCATCCCACCCCCAGCAGGATTCGCCTTGAACCCAGTTGAGTTACCAGTCACCGTTGCCGGAATAGAAGCAGCCGCACCAGCCATCGGATTAGCAGCCGCAATCCTTGGATATTGAGCAATAACCCTAGCAACCTCAATTTGCATATCCTTGTACCGACCCAATGCTTCAGTTTCATTATCAATCGCATCAGCGACAGCATCAGTCGCATCAGCCTGCTTCTGCTTCGCATCAGTCAACGCATCCGACAACTCCTTGAATATCTCTGAACCAACCGAAGCACCAAAGATCGCCTCATTCAACAAACCAGTCGCAGTAGTCAAACCATCAGTCGCCTCAGTCTGCGCATCAATCGCATCAGCACTCGACAACTTCGCCTCAGCCAACGCAATCTCAGCCTCACGAATCGCCTGAGGTGTTGACTCAGGATCAGCACGAACCTTCTTCAACGCATCCTCAGCATCCTTGATCGCAAACAACGAACCCTCGACGTTGTACCCAGCGCGCTCCAACCCACGCTGAGCCTGCGTCAACTCGAACGCAGCCTTCTTAGCCTGAGGCGAATCAGCACCATACCCAGCCACAGCCTGATTGAACGCAGCCTGCGCGTCAGCCACACCTTGGTTCGCAGCCGTCAACGACTGGCCAGCCTTCACCGAAGCCTTCTGCGCATCAGTGAACGACTTCTGTGCAGAGTTGCTTGACTTCAACGCATCGGTATAAATCTTCAACTTCTCGGTCGCAGTCTTCACAGCCTTAGCCACACCACCAGCACCTTTACCATCAAGCCCAGCAAGTCTTGCAGCCAACTCAGCAGCAGCCTTCTCAGCATCAGTCATCGGTGGCACAACCTTTGCCACCCTGCGTCCGAACTCATCAACTTGTTCAACCAAAGGATTCATGTTCTTGAATGCGTTCAACGCAATAGCAGCATTGCCCACTTTGATGCGGAACCTATCAAACATCGCACCAGCACCCTCTATTGAAGCCTCTGCTGCTTCTTGGATGTTTGAAGCAGCAATCGCAGCTGCAAGGGCTTGAGCGGCAAGCAATGGGTTCTTGGCAACCGCTGCACCCAACGCAATACCATCGGCGAGAATACGAACGGTCTTGGCTACACCGGCAGTGAACTGAAGCATACCGACATACATGTTTTCCAAGGTATTGATTGCAGATATACCGAAGTCGCCCATCGCAGAAGCAGCAATCGCCAATGCAGGGACTAGACCTTCGTTGCCAATCGTCCTAGCAAACAGCAACACACCAGGAATGATGTTCTTATTCACATAAATAATGAACTGTTTGAAGTATGGCAACAAGATTGTTCCAAGTTCAGTTGCGGCATCACTCAATGAAGCCTTCAAGATTCGCATCTGGTTGGCAAACCCATCAGAGGTTCGAGCGAAGTCGCCTTGCGCCAAACTTGTGTCCTTGAGGATCAATGCGTAAGCAGCTTGAGTTTTCGCATTGATGTCCAACGCGCCTTTGCCGTCGTACAAACCTAGAGTCGTTGCTTCTTGTTTCAATCGCACATCGTTGATCGCAACACCGAATCGCTTCAACGGTTCAGTCTCACCAGACAAACCTGAACGCAACGCTTGGATTGCGTCCTCAATGCCAGTGTTGTTGAATGATGCTAAGTCAGCAGCCAACCCGATCAATGTGGTTGACATCTCGGCTGCTTGACCTTTGCCAGTACCGAATGCCTGCAATAAGTTTCCGAATGTTCCTGTGGCTTCTAACGCAGCCTGCTTCGTAATACCGAACGCCTGTGCTGATGTGTCAGCAAACTCGTTGACTACACCAGCTGCTTCACCGAATACAACATTGACTTTGGATTGCGATTCTTCCAAACTGGATGCCATATTGACTAACTTCAATGACGAAGCAGCAACAGCACCAAAGGCTGCGGTGCCTGCAATAGCCATTGTTTTGAACGACGGCAGAACAGAAGCAATCCTGCTCCCCATCCCACCTACATCATCGCCAACCCTCTTGATGCCTCTAAGCGCACCACCGACATCGGAGATGAACTTGACAACAAAGGTACGTTCGCCAGCCATGCGGCAATTCTAGATGACATCCTGACTTGCCAAGCGCACGGCTTCTCGGTACTCGGCAACCATCACACGGAAATCATCAGCCATTGTTTTCCACAACGCATGACCTTCCAAATGAGAATACTGTGTCATCGGTTTCGCAGCATCCCACCACGCATCATCCATCTCAACACCAACAGTGCGCCTGCGTCGAGGCTGAGCAGATTGACGTGGTGACGCAGGTGTTGGGTTCCGTGCAGGTTCGTATTGGAAGTCTGTGTCAATGAACTTGCCTGATTGTTCGTGGAACTCCCAAGGTTGATCTGGTGCATGTTGTGGAAGGTAGAAGATACGAGCAGGGTCTTTGGTCGCAGGGTCGCCAACAAGGTTGAGTCGTTCGTGTAGTTCACCCCATATCGCTCGCCACAGTCCTGCTGGCACACGCTCAGCCAACGGCAGAACCAAGTGATAGTGAGGATCATCTAGTCGATGCGAATATGTGGAATAGGCAAGATACTCAAATCCATCAAGGTTGGCGTTCGCAAACGACTCGCCGTCCATGTCAACCACCAACGCTTCAATGAAACGAACAGCAGTGTTGCCTCTAGTCCTGCCTTGGTAGTACTCAACAGGCGACCACAACGCACCATCAGACTTGTGCGCATTCTCCTCATGGTGCATCAATCGTTCTTTGAGGTCATCCCAATTCGTGGCGAACGGCTTCGGCTGAACAGACTTGACCGAATCAAAATAGACAACCATGAACGCCTCCCTAACTACAGGGTAGCGAAACCACAGCCAAAGTCAACTATCTAAATGACCTTCATGAAATCACTCAACAGAGGCCCAGAACCAACCGATTCGCGTTCTATCGCTTTGGCTGCTTCCTTACCTGCCAAACCATCCAAGACCTTCTGAATCGCATCTAAATAAGCGTCAGCAATATCAGCCTTATGTTTGCGCACCGCAGGCCAAAAGAAATATCCTGACTGCCCACGATGCCTAAGAAACTGGGTTGTCCTGCCCCCACCCTTGCGGAACATCTCAGTTCCAGCGCGTGACTTAGCCCCAGCCACAGTCAGGTTCCCTGATCCATACGAACCACCACCGAACTCGGCACCAAAGAACACGTCACCTCTAGTCACCTGTCGCCTTACCCTGCGACGTGTCTTGATGTTGTACGACGAACCAAACTTCCTAGACCTAGAGTTGAACGGCGAGTTCTCCTTCAGTTTGATTGTTGGCACACGGTCACTAGTTGCAACCATGCCCTTCATCACTTCCATAGCCTGACGATTACGAGTCACCGAAGCTGCTTCAAAGGTGGCTGCAACGACGATCAAATTGGCAACTCGTTTTGATGCGATACGAGCATATTTGTTGAACTCATCGTATTGCTTTGAAGCATCACGAAGGTACTCAGTGATCCCCAGTATCTGTACCGGAGCATCGTTCTGAATGTTTGAACGGAATGTTCCTGCACGACTTGTGCCTGGATTAGGTCTTGCCATACACCGATACTACTTGCCTAGATGAATGGCTCTCCATCGAAGGTACGCCAACATTGTGAACAGCATTCGTGGTTCTTCTGCCAGCAACACTGATGGTGCAATCCCTGTCTCGCAAGCGAGATACGAAATTACCCAGTGGGCTGACTTATCTCCAAAGGGACGATCACTGCTTCTGCGCTATCTCCCACTTCGAGTGCTTCAATCTCATCGCACCACGATTCAAAGTCCAACCCAGTCTTCTTCAACCGTTTCTCTGCATGCCATCCAAGGTATGCAAGATCGGTCAATGTGAGTTCGGCTTCAAACTTGGCGACACTGCGATTGTATTTGTTTTCAAACGCAATGAAGTCAGGGAACGCAGCGAAGATCGTTCGTTGCTTGCCATCTAATGCACTAGTCAAACTGAGTGCTATTTTCATTCTCTACCTCCGCAGGTAAGGGATTGGATTATTTAGAAACTACGCGCCAGTACCTGTCTTAGTGATTGCACCAGAGATTGGGAAACTGATTGACATTGTGGCTAGGTCGCCTATGGCACCCTTGACCATCTCGTGTGCAGTCGGCAGAACCGAGAACGCATACTGTGGATTCGAGGACGAAGCAGCA